CATGAAACGAAGACACGGATCTTTGTGGGGTAAATACGGTTGGGTAAAGCAATATGGTGGACTAAACAGAATGTTTCAACGTTTAGAAAAGTTCACAACAAGGTTGATGGCAGATATTTCTGGCTACGACAGAGTTGCATTCCTAGAACGTGTATACCGACTCAGAGAGAGAGGGCTAAAGATAGCTAACGCTAATCTAATGGAGAAATTCAAAGATATCTTTGCCTGGGTTGTTAAAAATACGGTTACTCCGGTGACAAGTATGGTCGATGGATCAGTCTATCGACGCCAAACTGGTAACAGTTCTGGCTCTAACAACACTACCTCTGATAACACAATCCTTCATATCATGGTTATGATTTATTTTTGTATAGTAAACTTTCACAAGAAGTTCGGTCGCATCTTGACCTACGAGGAAATGATGCAGCACATGGAACCTTTTTTGTTCGGAGATGACAACGCTACGGCGTTGGATGAAGAATTCTTTGGATTTGATTCTGAAGACGAATTGCGAACAGAATTTACTCAAGCCTACGCGGATTGGGGGTTCACTGTTAAAGCTAAGAGCTGGAGGTGCCAATTTGGGGTTGAACCCGGCACGCCAGTTCGTGACATAGAATTTCTGGGATCAACCGGTGTCTGGGTGGAGACTTTAAAAGCGTATCTGCCTAGACCGAGAGTTTCTAAACTTACTTTTTCGTTAACTTGTTGTTACAGTGGGGAGTTGGAATCCCTCGAACAGTGTATAGCCAAAGTGGTGGATATATTTGACTTATGCTGTTGGACCGAGGACAAACCTTTAGTTGAGGCGATTTCTTGTTTTGCCCAGTTTCTTTATCGAGTTGCTGTGCGTGAGACAAGTGTCACCATCCCAACTAGTATGCTAGATCGGCTGCTTCGCGTTTCGGCGGGAGGTAAAGATTATATGCTAGTATTGGGTTGGGAGTAGAGTTATGTTTTCTCTGCTCCCATGGTAGGAAGGCGGTATAGAAGGTACTGCTAATGAACCCTCA